GCAGCCGCGAGGAAGTCCGGGCACTGGCGAGCGCGGTGAAACGGGGCGACATGACTGAAATGTCGCTCGCGTTTATCTGCAATCAGCAGCAGTGGGACGAGAGCTTCGAGCGTCGCACGGTTGCGGAGATGGACATTCACCGCGGCGACGTGTGCGCGGTGACTCACGGTGCGAACGCGGCCACGGCCGGGGCGTCAATGTTCCCCGTTGAACAGTTGTCGCTGCGCCGCCCGGTGGCGATCGGCGGCCCGCACCTGCTGGAGCTGCGGATGCCGACGGCGCCCTACACGGTGAATCCTGGCGAGGACACGCCCTGCCCGCAGTGCCAGTCGGCGAACGACGGCAACGCCTGCTTCTGTGACCAGTGCGGCGCGAGGATGCCCGGCGAGCCGGGCGCCTCGACGGTGACCGGCGAGGACGAGTCGCAGCAGTGCCAGGCCTGCCTGTCGATGAACGCGACGGACGCGAAGTTCTGCGACCAGTGCGGCAGCGGGCTGGCGGGCGTCCGCCCGTGGATGACCCCCGGCGGACTGGTGGGCATGGACTGGTCCGATGGGCGCCTGCGTGAGCAGTTGTCGGTCACCGCGGCCGAGCGGGACAAGGCCAAGGATGCAGGCAACTCGCTGCCGGACGGATCGTATCCGATCAATAACGTCAAGCAGCTCAAGGCCGCCGCTGTGCTCGCGGCGTCGAAGCACGGCGACTGGAAGGCCGCGCAGTCGCTGATCCGGCGCCGGGCGAAGGAGCTGGGCGTGGACGTGACCACGCTGGCCGGCTTCGGTGAGGCGAAGGCCGCGGGCGGCCCGCTCGAGCGGCGCGCGTCCGCGAATGAGTCCCTGGACCTGTCGTCGGCGTCGGACTACGACGCGGCTGCCGCCGGGCACGCCGCGGCCGGGCTGACGTGCCCGAAGTGCGGCGCCGGGAACCATGGCGGCTCGAAGTTCTGCGGCCAGTGCGGTCACGGCTTCGCTGATGGCGTCGCGACCAGCGCCAGCATGATGGTGGACGACTCGACGGGCATCCCGGGCCCCGAGACCCAGTTCTCCGCCGGGGCGAGGCTGGAGCAGCTCATGCGCGAGCTGGACCTTGAGGAGCTTGCGGGCCGGCACCAGGCCGCATGACCGCTCCCGATCCTCGCGACCCGATCCACGAGGCCATCCAGGCGCATGCCCCGCGCGGCGAGGACGCGGTCCTGACGGGCTGGGCGCTCGTGTGCGAGTGGATGGACCACGACGGCGAGCGGTGGCTGTCCAGGGCGCACGCGGCCAGCACCCCGCAGTGGACGGCGCGCGGGATGCACCACGAGGCCATCTACGGCGAGTGGCCGGCAGCTTGACCGGCGAATAAGCGATCACTTATCCTGCCTGCATTACTCGGATGTGATTTTGCCGGGCAGTCCCCGCCGGAACGCCCGCCCCTGACCGGGGCCAGCGGACACGCGGCAGCTTCCACGCAGAACGACCAGACCCATCTCTGCGTGGAGGCTTCGATGCCTGACGATCTGCTCGGCCAGCTTGAAACCCGCCGCACCGCCCTGATCACCGGCAACCGCGAGCTGCTCACTGCCGCGGCCGGCCACCAGAACCCGGAGGGCCAGGCCCCCGGCCGGGCGCTGACCGCTGACGAGCAGGGCCGCTACGACACGGCCATGACCGAGGTCCGGGCGCTCAACGGCCGCCTTGATGACCTGGGCGAGCAGGCGCAGCGCGAGGAGCGCGCCCGCGCCTCCCGGGCCGGGCAGGAGTCGGGCGTGGTCGATGACCACGGCACCGGCGCCCGGCCGAGCGGCGCGCAGGTCACCAGCGAGCCGATGATCTACGGGCAGCACAGCCGGAACAGCTACTGGGCTGACCTGGCCCGCGACAAGTTCGGCAGCGGCGACGGCGGCGGCGGCCTGGACAAGTCCCGCGAGCGGCTGGGCCGCCACGCGGCCGAGCTTCGGGTTGAGCTGCCGAGGCGGCAGGAGCGCCGCGCCGCCGCCGCCCGCGAGCGCGTCGAGCGGGTCCACGCCTCCTCGCGGATGGAGGAACTCGCCTTCGAGCGGTTCCTCGGCTCCGGCGCGAGCGTCTTCGAGACCCGCGCGATCAACCGGACGGACGGCACCGGCGGTTACTTCGTGCCGCCGCTGTGGCTCGTCGATCAGTACGTGGCGTACCTGCGCGCGGGCCGCACGCTGGCGAACCTGTGCACGTCGATCCCGCTGCCGTCCGGGACGGACAGCATCAACCTGCCGAGGATCGTCACCGGCACCGCGACCGGCCCGCAGGCTTCCGACGGCGGCCCCGTGGCCGGCCGGGACATTGCCGACAACTTCGTCAACGCCCTGGTCCGCACGGTCGCCGGCCAGGAAGACGTGGGCATCCAGCTGCTGGACCAGTCCCCGATCGCGTTCGACCAGGTGATCAGCAAGGACCTGATGCAGGACCACGCGATGCAGGTCGACGGCCAGGTGATGCTGGGGTCGGGCTCGTCCGGGCAGATCACGGGCCTGTACTCGGGGGGCACGATCACCGGCGGGTCGACGCCTGGCGTGATCGTCAACGGGGTGACCGACACCACCAGCCAGTGGGTCGGGTCGTCCACCCGGGGCGACTTCTACTCCGGCGTGGGGCAGTTGTTCTCGACGATCGGCCGGAACAGGTTCCTGCGGGCCCGGGCGGTCGTGTCCAACGAGGCCGTGTGGAACTCGTTCGCCACCTCCACCGACTCGAACAAGCGGCCGCTCGTGCCGCCGGGCAACCAGGGGCCGTGGAACGCGGCGGCTACCGGCGACTTCGACCCGGGCGCCCCGGATGAGGGGCCGGTCGGGACCATTCTGGGAAGAACGTGGTATGTCGACAACAACATTCCGCTGACGTTCGGCGGGGCGACCACGAACCCGTCGATGGTGGGCGTCTCCGCCGGGCACACCGCGCCGACTGACGGCACCGGGTCGGGTGACAACTTCACGCCGGTGATCGCGGGCGTGTTCGACGACCTGCTGCTGTTCGAGGGCGAGATCCGCACCAGGGTCCTGCAGGAGGTCCTGTCCGGCACGCTGCAGGTCCGGTTCCAGATCTACTCCTACATCGCGTTCCTGGCGAACCGCTACCAGGACGCCAACAGCCGGGTCATCTCCTACGGCAACGTCAACTCGGGCACCACGGCCGGTGCCGCGCTCTCGACCGGCACGGCCGGCGGCCTCGTCGGCTTCTGACCGGCTCAACTCGATCCATCTAAGGGAGAGGAACTCCACATGAGCGATCTGGCTTCGGGCCGGTACCCCGACTCCAACGAGGACTGGGTGCAGGACGGCCAGCCCGTCCCGCCGGACCGGCACGGTCTGGTCAAGGCCGGCGGCGCGGGCAGCGGCGGCGCCACCATGGTCACCACCATCCTGTACGTGTTCCCGTTCGTCGCGCAGATCGGCGACATCTACCGCTACATCCGGTTCATCGTCAAGACGCAGGCCGCGGCCACCCCGGCCCATTCGTGGGCCGCGGTCTATAACGGGGTCGCTACCGGCGCGGCGCTGCTCGGGCAGACGGCGGACACCACGGCCGGGTGGACGGCGGGCCTGCAGAATCAGGCGCTGGTCACGGTCGCGAGCGACATCGGCACCGTCGGCACGCCGCAGGGCGGCGGCACGGCGGCGATCGTGCCGGACGGCCCGGCGGTGTGGGGTCTCGCGCTCTACTTCTCCGGCTCCGGCACGGGGAACATTCTCGACGCGGCGGCGGCGGCGGGCAGCCTCGCGGGCGAGCAGCTGCGGTCGACGCAGGCGCCGCTGTGCTCGACGGCGACGGTGACGGCGACGGCGACGGCCCCGGCGGTGCTGCCGACCATGGCGGCGGCGCTGTTCGCGTACCCGCTGTTCTCGCTGACCGCGAGCTGATGGCGACCCGCGCGCATGTCCTCGGCGAGCTGGAGCGTGAGCTGCGGTCCGCCCGGGACGTGGGCGCGGACGTCTACGCCGCCGAGCTGGAGGCGCGGATTGCCCGGCTGTCGCAAGGCAGCGCAGTGAACCCCTCGAAGGAGCAGGCCAGTGACACCCACGGAGATCGCGACGGACATCAAGACGTTCCTCGAGCGCGGCAAGGAGCTGCTCGAAAGCCACGTGCCGGAACTCGTCGAGCGGGCGCAGCAGGCGGAGGCTGACCCGCTGGTGCAGGCCGTCGAGGCGGCGGTGCTGCCGCTGGGCGTCCGCCAGCTGGCGGCGGAGTTCATCACGAAGCTGGCGGCCGAGTTCCCGCCGCCGCCCACCCCGGATGCCGTGGTCGATGACCAGGGCGCCGTCCCCGCCGCCTGAAAAGGAAGCCCCTCATGAGCACACCGAAAGACATCGCCGAAGAGACAGCCGCCCACCTGCATGCCTCCATCGGGCAGCGGCAGTTCGGCGTCGAGTACGGCTACGCCGTGACCTGGATGCCCGGCCAGGTGCAGGGACCGCAAGGCCCCGTGCAGGTCCCGCTATGGACGCTGCTGATCGTGCGCCCGTCGCCGCTGCTCGGCGGCCACACGCTGCACCACCTGGCGCAGATCGCGACGGCGCGGCCCACGTTCGCGCAGATCGACACCGAGGTCGAGAAAGGCATCCGGCTGCTCGCCGAGCTGCACGCGTCGATGCAGAAGCCGCCGGAGGCGCCGCCCGCGCAGGGCGTGCGGCTGCCGCTGGAGATGTCGAACGGGCGACGGCACCGGTAAGCCCCGGGGCGCCCGCCGCGAGCTGAGGGGCGCGCACCGGGCGCCCCGGCCCTGAACCGAGAGAGGAGGTGACCGTGGGGCCCTACGACCTGGGCGCGATCGTGCCCCCGGCCGACCTCCTGTTCACCCTGCTCGACGGCGACGGGAACCCGGTGGCGGCGTCGGTGACGCCGGTCCTGACGATCACCCTGCCGGACGCCACCACCGCCACCCCGGCCGTGGCGACGGGCAGCACGGGCGAGTACCTGCCCGCCGCGCCCTGGGTGACCACCGAGGCCGGGCACCACCTGTGGGCGTGGTCCGCGACCGGCACCTACCCGGGCGCCTATGTCGACTCGTTCGAGGTCCGCGAGTCACCGGACCCGACGATCACCAGCCTGTCCGAGGAACGGAACATCCTGAAGATCCCGGCCGGTGACACCTCGTTCGACACCGAGATCCGGTCGTTCAGCCAGGCGATCACCGAGTGGATCGAGTACGTGTGCGGCCCGGTGGTCACCGCGCAGAAGACGGAGGTCGTGCGGGCGCAGGGCAACGTGCTGATCCTGTCCGGGCCGCCGGTCCGCACCGACCTGGGAACCATCTTCAGCGACCCGAACCGGCGCGACGGCTCGGTGACCAACGGCCTGGTATCGCTGATCCCGCTGATGACGTACGGGTTCATGTACGACCTGTCGGAGCTGCTGGTGGACGGGCCGAGGGGGATCGTCCGCCAGTACGCTGGCCTGCCGTTCTTCTACTCCGGTGATCCTTACGGCCAGTTCCAGGCGATCTACTGGGCGGGCCGGAAGGTGATCCCGGGGGGCATCTACGAGGCGCACAAGATCGCGCTGAAGCACGTGTGGGCGGTGGAGCGCGGCGGGCTGGCGTCGGCGGCGAGCATGGGCGAGTCGGAGACCGTGCAGACCGGGTTCGGGTTCTCGGTGCCGGACCGGGCGGCTGAGCTGCTGACGCCGCACACGGGCTCCAATTCGAGGGCGGCGTTCGCGTGACCGCGCCGACCGCCGTTCCCGGCGTCCTGGACTACCTGTACGCGACCGCGCTGGCCAGCGCGTCTCTCGGCCAGGCCAGCCCGCCGGTCACTGTCATCGACGGCCCGCAGGTCACCGACGACATCCTGATCGAGCAGCCCATCCTGTGGATCGGCCACGACCCGCTGAGCCCCGGCGAGGTGGCGGCGACGTCCGATCTGGACTGGCCGGTCATGGATCACGGCCGGACGCTGGACGAGGAAGGCGAGATCACCTGCGCGGCCCGCTACTGGTCCGGCGATGTGACGACGAAGACGAGCCGGGATGGCTGCGCCGCGATCGTCGAGGCGGTCGCGCAGCTGCTGAAGGGTGACGCCACCACCGGCGGCCCGGGCGACATCTCGGAGGGCGGGCTCCTGTTCTGGTCCCGCGTCTCGGCGACGTCCTGGCAGCAGGCTCAGCGCAGCGACGGCGCGGCCGTCATCTGCGTTTTCAGGATCGCCTACCGGGCGCGGATCACGGTCTAGGGAGAGTCATGCAAATCAGGTGCATCCGGGCGAGGTCCGGTGTCAAGGTCGGCGACCTGGCCGAGGTCCCGGACGGCGCCGAGTTCAGCGCCCTGTACTACGAGGTGGCCGAGAGCTCTCCGGCCGCGAGCCCGCCCGCGCCTGCGGCCCACGCTAAGGAGAGCACGTCATGACGACCTATCCGGGTTCCGGTCTTGTCACCCAGTTCTACGGCCCGGTCGCGGAGGCGACCTACGGCGTGGTCCCGACGCTGACCGGCAGCCACTTCACCGCGATCAAAAGCGAGACGCTGAAGTCCAAGAAGTCGGCGAAGCAGGGCGAGGGCCTGTTCTCCGGCAAGCTCCACCCGATGGCGGCCCGGCGCGTGCTGACCGGCTGGGACGCGGGCGGCGGCATCTCGATGGAGGTGCCGACGCGGAACCTGCAGCAGTGGCTGCTGCCGATGTTCGGGAGCTACGGGCAGACCCTCGCCACTCTGACGGAGGACTCGTCCACCGCGGCCTACAAGTCGGTGCACGCGCCCGGCCCGCTGCAGGGCCACAGCTTCAGCGTGCAGAAGGGCCTGACCACGGTCGACGGCACCACGGAGCCGCTGACCTACGGCGGCTGCAAGGTCAGCGAGTGGACGCTGAGCCTGGCCAAGCAGGAGATCGCGGAGCTGGAGCTGACGATCCTGGCCCGCAACGAGCTGGCCGGGGCGATGAACGCCGACCCGCTGAACGCCTCGCTGCCGGCGCTGGTGACCTATGCGGCGCCGATCGGGTCGGTGTTCCACTGGGCGCAGGGCACGGTTTACCTGGGCGGCACGGCGAGCACGACCAGCGGCCTGACCAGCGTCTCCGGCGCGGCGACCGCCGGGAACATCAAGAACTTCAGCATCAAGTACGGGATCCCGCTGGATGCTGACCGGTTCATGATGGGCGGCGCCGGGTTCCGCTCCGAGCCGGTTGACAACGGGCTGCGCGGCATCGAGGTCAGCTTCGAGATCGAGTGGCTGGCCTCCCAGGCGCTGCTGAACGACTACTACGCGGACTCGGCGACGGCGGTGGAGCTGTCGTTCGTCGGACCGGGCATCGGGTCGGGGTCGGACTTCTCGACGCTGCAGATCCTGATCCCGGAGATGTTCCTCGAAGGCGACCCGCCGAACGTGGACGGCCCGACGGTGGTCACGCAGAAGATCCCGCTGACCGGCCTGGACGACGGGGCCAACAACGTGATCCAGGCCACCTACTGGACGCTGGACACCACATGATCGGCCGCCGCGTCCAGAGCCTCACGGACGTCGAGCAGCCGGGCGACTACTTCGGCCCGGAAAAGCTCGACGGGGTCGAGGTGTGCTGGTTTCTCAAGCCGAACGCCCGTGACCCGGACGTTCCGCCGCGCGCCCGCAGCGTGCAGCACGTCAACTTCCCGCCGCACACCTACCGCGAATGCCCGGACGGGTCGCTGGAGATCAGGAACAGCATCGGCGACACGGCGGGCGCGAGCACCGAGTCAGACGGCTGGCACGGCTACCTCGATGAGGGCCACGTCTGGCGGCAGGTCTGATGGCCGGGGGCGTCTCGCGGGTCACGACGCTCGGCGCGGTCGGCGGCGGGGACCTGGCCGCGGCGGCGAACATCATCGCGGACGCAGCCCGGGACCTGGCCGGCGCGTGGTCGGCGACGATCCCCGGCGCGATCAAGGTTGAGGTGCACGGGAACACGGCGATCATCAGCTGCGCGGCGGGCCCGGCGTACCCGAACGAGGTGGCCGGGGTGCGGCACCCGGTGTTCGGCCCGACGGCGAAGCGCAAGGACCCGCCGTGGGTGACGAACAAGCACCGGCCGTTCCTCGGCCCGGCTGCCGACGCCCGCGCCGGGGCCGCGATGGCCAGGTACGCCCAGAAGATCGACAAGATGTGCCGCAAGGCCGGATTCAGCTAGGGAGCCCCTCATGATCATCAGCTACGACGGCAAGGACTGGGAGTTCGACCGGGAGTCCATCACCGTCGACGAGTGGCGGGAGCTGAAGCGCAAGTACAAGATGTCGCCCCGCGGTTTCGAGAACGGCACCTCCGAGGCCGACCCGGACGCCATGACCTTCCTGTACTGGGCGATGCTCCGCCAGGACGGCGACCTGCGCGCGGCCCTCGGCGATCAGCTGAAGCCCGACATCATCGCGCTGCATGCCGCGATGGCCGCCGCGCTCGCGGCGGAGGCTGACGACGACGAGGACGAGGACGCCGGGGCTGAGGCGGACCCTACGGGGGCTGGCGCGCCCCCAGCTCCGTCACCACCCGCCCCGGCGATCCCGGACCCGGGAGTGCCGCCCTGGCGGGTCCGGGAAGGGGCCGCCAGCGCCACCGCGTAATCACCGGCGACATCGAGCAGCTGTGGGCGGAGTACCTGTTCTGGCTGGCGAAGATCTGCCATCTGGGCGCCCGTGAGGTGGGCGCGCTGACCCTGACCGAGTTCGCGATCTACATCGACAGCATCGACGCCTGGATCGAGGCGCAGAAACCGAAGGGGTGAGGTGAGCATGGCGCTGGTCAAGAAGGTCACGCTCAAGATCACCGCCGACGACGGTGACACCGAGGTCAAGCTCGACGACATCACCCGCAAGGCCGACGAGCTGGCCGCGAAGCACCCGGAGCTCAAGGTCAAGATCGACGCGGGCGCCGCGGCGGCGAAGATGGCGCTGCTCCGCAAGGAGATGAAGGACACCAGCAAGGAGGCAGACCGGTCCGGCGGCGGCTTCCGGGCCGCGGCCATGGGCCTGTCCGGCTTCGGCGACAGCATGAAGCTGTTCTCCGCTGACAGCAGCATGGCCGGCAAGATGATGGCCGGGCTGTCCCTCGCGACCGGGCTACTGGAGCCGGTCGCGGCCGGGGCGATCGTCGGCGTCGGCGGCCTCGGCGCCGCGGCCGTCGCGACTGGCGCCGGGCTCGGGATCTTCGGGCTGGTCGCCAAAGGCGTCGTCAGCAAGGTCGAGGCAGCGGACACGGCGAACAAGCACCTGACCGGTTCCCTCGGCCAGCTGCAGGCCGGGCTGGGCCAGGCGAAGTCGCAGTGGTCCGCGTTCGTCACCGCCGCCTCGCCCGGGGTCACGTCGGTGATCGCGGGCGGCCTGCGGCTGCTGCCCGAGGCCCTGTCCCTGATGAAGCCGTTCCTGGCGCCCGTCGAATCCGCGCTCAGGTCCATTACCAGCGAGGTCGGGAAAGCCGCGAAGTCGCCATTCTGGCAGTCGTTCGACAAGATCCTCGCCGGTCACGCGGGCGGCGACATCAAGTCGCTCGGCGGCATCATCGGCCATATCGCGACCGGGCTGGCCGGGATCGTGAAGGCCTTCACCCCGATGGCGTCGACGATCCTGCGCGGCCTCGACCACATGACGGCCGGGTTCGCGAAATGGGGCAAGTCCCTGTCCGGGCATTCCGGCTTCAAGGCGCTGATGAGCGAGGCGAAGGAATACGCCCCGGCGATCGGCAAGAGCCTTGAGAACATCGGCAAGATCGCGGGCCACCTGGTCGGCGACATGGCCGGGACCAAGTCCCTGGTGCCGATCTGGACGAAGCTGCTGCCGCCCATCACCGGGATCCTCGACAAGCTGGTCAAGGCAAACCCGGCCATGGTCCAGTTCGGGCTCTACGCCCTCGGCGCCGGGGACGGCCTGGCGAAGATCGGCAAGGGAATCTCCGGGATCAGCAACGGCATCACCGGACTGAAGTCAGCGGCCGGCCTGGTGCAGACGCTCGGGGTAAAGATGGGCCTCCTGAAGGACGCGTCCGCGGAAGCCGCCGTCGCCACCGACGAGGAAGCCGGGGCACAGGACGCCCTGGACGGCGCGATGGACGCCAACCCGATCGGCCTGGTGGTCATCGCCGTCGCCGCGGTCGCCCTCGGCATCGTCGAGCTGACTAAGCACAGCAAGGCATTCCGCGTCTTCTGGAAAGACGCCTGGAAAGACATAAAGACCGCTGCACTCGACGCCTGGCATTTCCTCGACAAGAGCGTCCTGCACCCGATCGAGGACGGCATCGCCCACGTCGTCGACTGGGTGAAATCCCACTGGAAGCTGCTGCCCGCGATCTTCCTCGGCCCGCTCGGCATCGTGGTCACGCTGGTGCTGACCCACTGGCAGCAGATCAGCTCCATGACCTCGCGCCTCGTCGGCGACGTGGTCCGGTTCTTCGAGGGCATCCCGCATTTCCTGGCCAGGCTGCCGGGCGAGCTGTTCAGCATCGGCAAGAACATCGTGATGGGCCTGGTGCATGGCGTCGAGTCGATGTTCGGCGCGGTCGGCTCGGCGGTGTCGCACCTGGCCGGGATGATCCCGCACGCGCTGTCTAGCGTGCTGCATATTTTCTCGCCGTCAAAGGTGACGCACTGGCACGGCGAGATGGCCGGCCAGGGCCTCATCAACGGCATGGACTCCATGCACGGCGCGGTCGCCGCGGCTGCGGCGCGGATGGCGAAGGCGGCGGGGCTGCCGGGTACCGGCCGCTACGGCGGCGCGGCCGGGCCGGGCGGCCAGCAGGTGGTGCGGGTGGAGTTCGATTTCGCGGGCGCTGATGAGGCGATGGCGAAGGCGCTGCGGCAGATGATCCGGGTCAAGGGCGGCAACGTGCAAGCCGTGCTCGGGCACTAGTGACGGAGGCAGGAATGGACGGTCTGGATGTCGTGCCGGAGCTGCGGGCGGTGGCGCAGGTGCGCCGCGCGTCGT